GAAAAAATAAACGATGAATATTGAAATTCCAATGGAGAAGCTCAGAGAGAGAAAGCTATTTTTTGCTACGCCGATGTACGGAGGCCAGTGCGCTGGTCTATTCGCCAAGTCGGTGGCTGATCTTTCAGCGTTGTGCACCAAGTACAATATTCACCTGCAAATGTATTTTCTCTTCAATGAATCATTAGTTACACGAGCTCGTAACTATTGCTGCGACGAGTTCATGCGTTCTGAGTGCACTCACATGATGTTTGTCGACTCAGACATCGGGTTTAACCCACAGGACGTGCTGGCTCTTCTGGCTCTGTCGGATGACAACTCTCAGTACGATGTTATCGGTGGTCCACCCCCCAAGAAGTGCATCAGCTGGGAAAAAATCAAGCATGCTGTTGACAAGGGTGTGGCTGACCAGAACGCCAATATTCTAGAGAAGTTTGTCGGCGACTATGTGTTCAATCCCAAAGGCGGACAGGCAACAATCGCACTGAATCAGCCGGTTGAGGTTCTTGAAATTGGCACCGGTTTTATGATGCTGCGAAAGAATACTCTCCGCAAGATGGCAGAGGCTTTCCCGCAGTACATGTACAAGCCAGACCACGTGCGAACTGAAGCGTTTGATGGCTCACGTGAGATCATGCAGTATTTTCAGGCCGAGATCGATCCTAAGTCAAAGCGTTACCTATCAGAGGACTATTGGTTCTGTCAAAAGATTCAGGAAATTGGTATGCGCACTTGGTTCTGCCCATGGATGCAGATGAGCCATGTCGGTACCTATATCTTCGGTGGATCTTTGGCTGATCTAGCATCGATTGGCGCACCAGCGACCGCTGACGTCGGAATGTTGAGAAAAAAGTAAAACTATTTTGACAATTCTATAGGATATAGGAGTATATCATGCAAAAGTTGAAGCTATCATCGCATACCGTACAGATTCTAAAGAACTTCTCCACGATCAACCCGTCCGTTCATGTTAAGCCTGGTAAGACATTATCAACGATTTCATCAGGCAAGACCATTATGGCTCGAGCCAGCATCGAGGAAGAGTTCCAGCATGAGTTTGCGATCAATGACATCTCGCGGTTTCTGGCCGCGCTGTCGTTGTTCAAGGATCCTGAGCTGGAGATCGACAACACCCATGCTGTAATCTCTGAGGGATTGAAGAAGATGAAGTACGTCTTCTCTGACCCTAAGGCGATTATGTCTGCTCCAGACAAGAATATCAGTCTTCCGAGCGAGGACGTTGTGTTCAAGCTTACCAATGACACAATGACCGATGTCAACAAGGTGGTCTCCGTACTCAGACTACCCCACGTCGTCGTAACAGGCGAGCGTGGTAAGATCTCAATCGGTGCGGCTGACGTCTCTAACCCCACCACCGATAACTTTGCTTCAGAGGTCGGAGAGACTAACAAGAGCTTTAGCTTGGTGTTCAAGGCTGAGAACATTAAGATCATGCCGATGGATTACGACGTGGCTATCTGTGCCCGCGGCATCTCTAGATTCAAGGCCAAGGACGTTACGTACTTCATAGCCGTCGAGGACAAGCTTTCTAAGTTCGGTGGCTAGCATGCTGTTCGATGAACGCTTTCGCATCTCAGACGATAAAATTGAAATGTTTAGAGGCACGTTTCGCGGCGCAGGATATTATGAGCCGTGCTTTGAGAACACACCAGAAGTTGTAAAAAATGTATACACGCTCATGCAGACCGTGTATAATATGGGTGAGCATGACGGCAGAGACCACGTTCGTGGAGAGGTTAAGAAGGCTCTCGATATAGAGCTAATCTGAAAGAGTGACATATGCGGGATGAAGTGTTGTGGGTAGAACGTTATAGACCAAAAACGATAGCAGATACTATTCTGCCTATTCCTCTTAAAAATACTTTCCAAAAAATAGTCAATAAAAATACTATGCCAAATATGATGCTTTCTGGCCCACCGGGAATTGGAAAGACAACAGTTGCTAAAGCCCTATGCGCCGAACTAGATATAGATTATATCGTAGTAAACGGCTCGATGAATGGTAATATCGATACTCTTAGAAATGAAATTCTAAATTTCGTATCAACTGTATCTTTTACCGGTAATCGTAAATGCGTTATTCTCGACGAGGCCGATTATCTAAACGCTAACTCGACTCAGCCAGCCCTTCGTAACTTCATGGAGGAATATTCTGGCAATGCGTCTTTTATCCTTACATGTAACTTTAAGAATAGAATCATAACCCCTCTGCATTCTAGGTGTCCACCTATCGATTTTGTAATCGGCAAGCAGGACAAACCTAAGATGGCGGCCCAGTTTATGCGCCGCGCTTTGGAGATACTTGACGCTGAGAAGATCGAGTATGATAAAGCAGCCGTCGCCATGGTAGTGCAGAAGTATTTTCCAGACTGGCGTCGAGCCCTGAATGAGCTGCAGAGATACTCCACCACCGGCCGCATTGACGCCGGCGCCCTGTCGGATATGCGTGACACCTCGGTAAAGGATCTGATACCTCTTCTCAGAGAAAAGAAGTTTACTGATATTCGGAAATGGGTCGCTGAAAACTCAGATCAAGACCAGAATGCTATTTTTCGTGGTCTATATGATCGAGCCACTGATGCGCTCAAGCCCAATAGCGTGCCTCTTCTGGTTCTGACCATCGCCAAGTATTCATACCAGGGAGCTTTCGCAGCTGATCCAGAGATCAACATGATGGCATGTTTTACTGAAATTATGTTGGAGTGTGAGTTTCAGTGAATCCATTTGACATAGTCTCCTCGGTATCACATACCAAGAAGCGAGTAATCGATGCCGATAACGAGCGCGAATACAGCTCGTTCATGGTCAATCGAGCTCTCTCCTACTATCCAGACACTATTCTACAGGCTCAAGAGATGAATGTCAACCACCATCTCGATGGCCTCCTGCAGTATGATTACTTACTTAACTCTCTCAGACAGAAGAAGAGGTTCTCCAAGTGGTTTAAGCGTGAAAAAAGTGAGAGTATTGACTCCATCATGCGATACTATAACTGCAGCTATAGGAAGGCTCTAGAGATATCTCGAACTCTTAGCGCGAACCAGATCTCTGAGATAACACGCATGATGACAACCGGAATAGAATAAATATAGAAAACAAAGAGAGCTTCATGAAGAAATTTATTGAGTCTTCGTCTTCAGAAACATATATGAAGAAACTACTTCATAGAGCAATCATGATAGGATCGCTGGTTATGCTCAGCGGTTGTGTCGTACACGGACCTGTCTACACCTATGTAGAACCCAGGCCTGTGTATGTGGCACCACCGGTGGTAAGGTATCAGTACTATAGGCCTTATCGCTACCATTATCACTATACTCCATACTACTATCGTCCTCGCTATTATTACTAAGAATCAATGACAAGGACTCGGGCTTTAAGGTAAAGTTCCATGATGCCTAAATATAGGCAGTAGAGTACCGGTAACGTCTATGATGTTTCCCGTGCTGTCGACCTATAACATAATAATAAGGCTGACTCGTCATGGATAATGAAGACATATTCTCGGGGCACGGCGTCGAGATTAGATTGAAGACCAAGGAAGACTTTCTCAAGGTAAAGGAGACTCTCACGAGAATAGGAGTCTCGTCAAGTAGAGACAAGAAGCTTTACCAATCCTGCCATATACTACATAAGCAGGGAAGATACTCTATAATTCACTTCAAGGAGCTCTTCTCGCTCGACGGCAAGCAGTCTAACTTCGACGAGGAAGACAAGGGTCGACGGAATACTATCGCGGCCTTGCTTGAGGAGTGGAATCTAATTGAGATAATGGATCAGGAAAAGATCAAGGAGCCGAGAGCCACCATGAGTAGAATAAAGGTGATTTCTCACAAGGATAAGAGCGATTGGGTTCTTGTCAGCAAATACAATATTGGACGCACGAAAACTCAGTGAGGATATATGTTTGGAATGAGAAACAAAAGTATAGAACGGCCTACCGCAGAAAGTATTCTGCTTGAGAAAATATCAGCCGTTCTGTTTCCACCATTTTACACGCGTGATGTGGCTGGAGATAAGTACTCAATCGATTCAAGCGTAGACACCAACGTCGATGCGGTGCTGACTGATCTTCGAGATGGGTATCTCGATGAAACATGCCTAGAGACGCTGCAGGCAGTGTTTAACAAGCTTCACGAGGTAAGAAATATCATCGGCGCCCATCACGAGATGGATCCGGCAGTGAGTAAGTATATCATTGCTATGAGACCACCAACTGACTCGGTATCCGAGATTGAACCCGCTGAAGACAACGATAGTTTATAAATACTATATCAAAACATGTACGAAGGAGAGTTAAATGATCCGTAAGTACACGCACGGCGCGGTTCTACTCTAGAACACATAGACAGTGCTTTCTAATATAGCGCGCAGCATCAATGCCGCGCGACCGAGCAGGTTTATTAGGCACGCTTTTTGCGCTGCGCTGAGCATATTTCTTATAACCTGTACAATTAGAGGAATTAGAGGCGATGAGGATGCTCATCGTCAATATTCCATAGAACGTTTATCGAGGATTGAATTCGACGAGAACGTCGCTCGAGCCAGAGTCGTGCGAGTGACTCGAAGGAAGCCGATTCGAACCGGCTGTTCTCCAACTCGTGAGACATTTCTGAAGTGTGTCGGCGATATGGTACGTGAGGAGAACTCAATCATCGAAGCGCAGCGTATTCGTCTGTTTGAGATTGAGATTGCGAGAAGCTTAGTTGGATACATCGACCCAGAAGACGTGTTGTGGTTAAGCGACATGATGCGACATTACAACGCAAACACAGAAGCTGAGTTGACTCGTCGCATGGATATTATTCCGGTAGACATGGCTTTGGCACAATCGCTTCTCGAGTCAGGTTGGGGAACGTCCTATGCGGCTCGTATAGGCAATGCTCTGTTCGGGCAGATTCAGTCGCGCGGTACTCATTCCGTGACGGTGCCGTGGACTCCGGGTCCAGATCGTCCACAGCCGTTCGCCTCTTATCGAGAATCAGTAACGGCTTATTTCATGAACTTGAACACTCATCCGGCCTATGCTAGATTTAGAATAGCTAGAGAGACCACTAAAGACCCGATTTTACTCATGAATTATATGGAGAGATACTCGATTCGTGGAATCGCATATGTAAGACAGATACAGGGAATTATAG